AAGGACCAAGACTGGATTGGCTTTTACTGTGCTGACGATGTTTCAGTTGACCTAGACTGTATTGGAATCTATCCATACGAGGTAGACAAAAATCTAGCAAAAAGAAAATGGATATATGGTCAAAACGTAGAGTATCCAGAAAATCTAAACGCAGCGTATGACGGCAAGACAGTAGCCATAGATTACTCTACCGCAAATTATGCAGCCAATTTTGTATTTCCCAAGAACAGCCCTTGGTCATCTGGAATTTCAGACAATGTTAATTTTACAGGCAACAAGATTTCTGCACCAAACCATCCACTACCAGAAGTTGTACTATCTTCAGGATCTAGTGCCTCATGGTTAAGCGATCAGTCCTTAAACAATTACGAGGCTGAAACATACATCACGATGCAACCAGGTTCAAACTGGAACTCTGTCGATGGATACCTGTATCTAGATAGCATATCTTTTATGTCAGATCAACTAAAGGCAGTTTATGGCATTTTTAAAACTGTAGACTACTATTCTTCAGATCAAATTCTTATTAAGATTAGAGACAAGAGTTCTGGCAATTATTTTAGTATTGTTGCAAACGGCAGTAACGTTCTATATAAATACTACAACGGTGCAACTGACACAACCATAAAGACTCTTCCTATCAACATTGTTGGAGAAATGTTTGTTGCTGGATTTAATCTAGACACAGTATCTTCATACTATGGAGGAGACCTAATCCAGTTCTTTGCAAATAGAAACAACTTTGAAATATTTATTTGTGGAGACAATACGTTTGAAAACACATATCTTGGAAACCTCTACAACTTCTCAATGTCAACAAGGAGAAACGTTAGCCCAGTTGGGTTCATGTTCACCCAAGATGGAATCGCCATGGACAAAGATTCTTTTCAGAGCGTAGTCTATGATGCTGGATATACCTATTTTGGAAATGATCCAGAATATTGGGCTGAGGTCCTTGACGGAGGAGACCCATACGCATTGATGTCGGATAGATTCTATGCCCACGTAGCAACTTATAGACTTACGCCAAAGCAGTTCTTTGGCAACTTCATTCTTGACATATCAACTCACTCAACATGGGAAGACTATGTTCCACTATCTCACTTTGCAAAGTATGTAAAAGATGCAGAAACAGGCAACTACTACGACCTTGACTTCATTCAATTCAACATTGGGTACCCATCACCAGGAAAATTCTTTGAACAAAAGTCTGATACAGGTGCTTGGACATATGGAGAACTTCAGGCTGAGTATGGTTCACCAGTTCAATATTCATATGCAGAACTAGACAATGAACTGTTTAGTGGATACGCATCTTATGCAGATTTAAAGAACAGGACGCAAACACAGTACTCGTATGACACAGAACTTTACTCAGCAAAAACCTACATAACATTTCAGTATGTTAGCGGAGGAGCGAACACTCCAATTGAGAATTATACAAATACTGAAAACGTCAGCAGCAATAACCTTATCAAAGCAGGGGACGAGTGGGTCAACACAAAGTACGAAGTAGTTGACGGAACAGTTATCTACCCACCAAAATCAGTAAAGTTCTCCGACCTAGCGATCGTAGTTCACGTAGATATGATTGTGGACGGAGTAAGAAGTAAGCCAGTTGCCATTCACAACATAGAACTTACATCTCAGGCTTTAGATTCAAAGACACCAACTCCTATTGGTACCAAGTTTGGCATCCCAATGTATCCATATACAAAAAGCGGTATCTACTTTAACTATAAAGAGATTAACCCATTTAAGATATACAAGAGAAGCACCCCATACCTTTTCTTAAGTAGAACATCTGGCATTGAGTTGGTAGGAGACTACGAGGCACGAAAGAACAGAGGGTTGACTGTACCACTAAACTCAAAGTTGTCAACAAAGTTTGACGTAGCAGCCCTCCAGGTGTTGCTAAGATTTAACGGAGACTTTTTCCCATATTCTTCTACCCCAATCTTTGAGATTCAGTCTAAGGACACCTACATTAAGTTTTACCTAGTGGCTACTCACCCCAATGGAAAGAGAGCAAAAATATATGCAATTAATGCAAACACTGGTGAAGAAGAGAACGGCATCGCATTCTACATAAATGGAAAACTTGTTAAGAGTCCAACCATCTCAACAAAGGAGTGGTCAATGCTAGGAATCTCTTTCGCAGCCAAACTTAATCTAGATAGTTATTCTGGTGCATTTAGGATTAATGGTCCGATCATGGTGAATCACTTGTCGTATTACCAATCAACTGGTCTTCAGGAAAAGATTTTCACAACCTTTAGGGTATGGGACAGAGTTAGAGAAACCCTCACAAATCAAGAACTTGCGTGGAATTTCTGGAGGGGTACTGGTCAAACCATTGGAACATATTCATGGAATAACGTTCTTGTGATTGGTCAGAGCAGTTCTCTTGGTATCAGTTTGCCAGAAATCTTTAAATCGTATGTGGGAACTAACAAGATTATCTTTGACGACAGCCAGGGAATTGCGTTATCTAGTTATAGGTTTAGAACATATAGACGTTTATCTTCAGTCTCATTTACCAAGAAACCGTCATAATATGGTATACTAGTGGTTATGAATTCATTCGATAACCAACTTCTCAGTAAAGTACAAAAACCAAGAATCCAGGTAGTCAAGGAAGAGTTTTCCCTGTTTGGAACATACGTATGGATGAAGCCAAACGGCAAGCCATTCATGGATGCTGACAAAAACGTTTTGTCAATTGAAGGCATGAAGGATGACAAGGCTAAGATTAAAGAACTTGCAGATGCTGCAAAGTACTGGGGGCAACCAGAGGGTCGTGCCGTATTCTACCCAAACATGAAGAAGATCTCCGACGAGGAGCACTCAGAGCAGGTAGACAGAATGAGCCAGGGACTAATCCCATCCATGAACGACCTTGGTGCTGTTATTGCTGCCAAGAAGACCCTTGAACTTTATGGAGATGAATAAGATGTCAGAAGAATATTACGTAAGAGACCTAGGCATTGACGAACTCCAGCAAGACCTGGACAAGTTTAAGGCACAAGACCCATTCAACAAGTCATGGGACGAACTAAAGGCATTCTCTGGAATTGAAAAGAACTTCAAGCGTAGAACAGACAGGCTTGAAAAACTAAACAATGATCCTGTTGTTGAGTCAACCCTACAGTACAATAACGTAGATGTAACATCACTACAATATCAGGACAGTGCTCTAGCAATTAACTCTGGTGTTAATGGGGCATACTCAAAAGAGATTAACCCTGGCAAAGTGTACAGAAATGGATATGGTCTATTTGATGTCATCACACCGCCGTGGAACCTATATGAACTTGCAAACTATTACGACACCTCATTTGCTAACCACGCTGCTATTGACGCAAAGGTAGAAAACATCGTTGGTTTGGGATATGAACTTCAGGCTACAAAGAGAGTTCTGATGGCTCTTGAGTCATCTGATAACGCTAGTGCAATTGATAAAGCACGTAAGCGTGTTGAGAGAGCCAAGGTAGAAGTTAGCGAATGGTTTGAGTCTTTGAATAACGAAGAATCCATGACATCAACGCTGATGAAGTTGTGGACAGACTACGAATCAACTGGCAACGGATACCTTGAAATTGGTAGAACTGTTACTGGTGAAATTGGTTATGTGGGTCACATTCCTGCTACAACCATGCGTGTACGCCGTCTACGTGACGGATACATTCAGATCATTGGAAACAAGGTAGTATACTTCCGTAACTTTGGTGCTAAGAACGTAAATCCAATTACTAACGATCCACGTCCAAACGAGATTATTCACATCAAGCAGTACTCGCCATTGAACTCTTTCTATGGTGTACCAGACATCCTGTCTGCGGTTGGTGCACTTCAGGGAGACGCACTAGCGTCACAGTACAACATTGATTACTTCACCAACAAGGGTGTGCCAAGATACATTGTAACCCTAAAGGGTGCAAAACTTTCCGAAGAGGCAGAGGACAAGATGTTCCGCTTCCTGCAGACAAGCCTCAAGGGGTCTAACCACAGAACCCTATACATCCCACTTCCAGGAGACTCAGACACCAACAAGGTTGAGTTTAAGATGGAGGCTGTTGAAAGCGGTACGCAAGAAGCATCGTTCAACGAATACCGTATTCGTAATAGAGACGACATTCTTGTTGCACACCAAGTCCCACTATCCAAGATTGGTGGAGGAGACTCTGCTGCAATCGCTGCTGCCCTAGCACAGGACCGCACGTTTAAAGAGCAGGTAGCAAGACCAGCACAAAGAAACCTAGAAAAGGTTATCAATAAGATCATTAACGAGAAGACAGACATTGTTGAACTTAAGTTTAATGAACTTACCCTTACAGATGAAATTGCACAGTCACAGATTATTGAGCGTTATGTTCGTAATCAGGTTATGACTAGAAATGAAGCACGTGAGACATTGGGTCTTCCACAGATGGAAGAGGCAGACGACTTTCTTGAACTGAACGCTCGTCAGGCAGCAGACGCTACAGCAAACACCCAACAGACTCGTCAAAGAGATGCAGAGAGAAGTTCAAACTCTTCGGATAACACAGCAACAGTTGCTGGACGTAATCCAAAGGGTGAGGGACGCTCTGTTCAATAATGTGTTATAATTTAGTAATAAAGTTTAAAAAGGGCTCTATAATTAAGATACTATGACTATTGCAAAAGTACACTGGGACACTGAGGGTGAAAATGTTCGCCTTTCAATGCCGTTCAGCAAAGTAGATAAGGAACGAAGAATCGTTTCTGGCTTTGCTACGCTTGACAATGTTGACCGACAGTCTGACATTGTTACTGCAGAGGCTTCTATGAAAGCCTTTTCCAAGTTCCGTGGCAACATCCGTGAAATGCACCAACCTCTAGCAGTTGGCAAGATGGTATCGTTCAAAGAAGACAAGTACTTCGATCCTGAGTCAAAGAAGTTCTATTCAGGCGTTTACGTATCAGCATATGTTTCTAAGGGTGCTCAGGATACTTGGGAAAAGGTCTTGGATGGCACCCTTTCTGGCTTCTCAATCGGCGGTAGAATGAACAAGTATGAAGATGCATACGACTCAAACGTTGACAAGCAAATTAGAATTATTAAAGAGTACGACCTAATGGAACTATCTCTAGTAGACACTCCAGCAAACCAATTCGCCAATATTCTATCTGTTCAAAAGGTAGATGGCGTAGACACCATTAAGGGAGACTCCGTAAACACTGAAATCGAAAACGTGTTCTGGGACCCAGAGTCTGGCGTTGTAAAGATTTCTGAAAATGAAGCAGAGGTAAGCCCAACCACTGGAGCACCAATGCAAAACATAGGTTTCGTTGAAAAGAACGATAACGAAAAAACAGATATGATAAAGTTCTTAGTTGATAGTGCTAAAGGCATTAGTGCATCTAAGATTAACAAGGAGGTAAGTCCTATGACTGACACAACAAATGAAGTAGTTCTTGATGCACCA